TTTCGGATATGATTGGGATTCAGAAACATACTACTTACTAGATGAATATCTTGATGCAGAACGAACTACAGAACAACATGCAATAGAGATTCAGAAACTAATTCAGAAGTGGGACATAGATTACATTTACATTGATTCTGCTGCTCAGCAAACAAGGTTCGATTTTGCACAAAATTATGATATCACTACTATCAATGCAAAGAAATCTGTTTTAGACGGTATAGGACACGTAGCTGGAGTAGTGGATAATGATAAATTAATAGTTCATCAAGCTTGTCGTGAATCTATATCAAGTTTAGACCAATATCAGTGGGACCCAAATCCTAACTTATTAAAAGAAAAACCCAAACACAATTATGCATCTCACATGGCAGACGCCATTCGATACGCGCTATACTCATTCGAGACAAGTGTCACTACATTCTAATCTACCCCTTGAAAAAATAGTTCTTGACATGAACTTAAAATTTTGCTAAAATTATCTTTATAACGAGTAGGTTTATGGATTTAAAAAGAGATTTAGTAAAGTATGTTCGTGACAAGGCCAAGTCTAAATATAATAAAGCAACGGAATGTCACATCTGCGGAAGTACGAAGAATCTAGACTTTCATCATTTTTACGGATTAACTGAATTATTAGAGCAGTGGATGAAAGTAAATAAGATAAAAATAGAATCTGAACAAGAAATATTAGACCTTAGAATAAAATTTATCGCAGAAAAAGAAGACGAAATATATAATCAAGCTGTTACATTATGTCATGAACATCATTTACGATTACATAGTATATACGGCAAACGACCCAAGTTGGTAACAGCAAAAAAGCAACAGAAATGGGTTGAAATACAGAGACAAAAATATGGCATGGTATGATAGATTTTTAGGAATAGATAGAGAGGAAAAAGATAATCCTGCTCAATATGTTATTGCTAGAAACGAGGGCATGACCATTGAAAGTCGTGAGCATCAGATAAGTTATAGAAATGCTTACGAAACTATCGAGATAGTAAACAGAGCAGTCAACATGGTAGTTGACGATACTGCTGAAGTACCTTTCGATATTGGCGATAAGATTATAGGAACGTCTCCTATTGTAAAGAACATACGAAGAAGTAGAGTAGATTTATTACTAAATAGTGAACCAAATCCATTTCAAGACGTAAGTACATTTAAAAGAAATCTGATAATTGACTTACTAATTGATGGAAATATATTTGTCTACTTTGATGGTGCACATCTGTATCATCTTCCAGCAGAGCATGTAACCATATATAGTGATGACAAACAGTATGTTGAAAAATATACTTATGACAACTCTATTGATTATAAGCCATCAGAAATAATTCATATTAAAGAAAACAGTTTCCGTTCTATTTATAGAGGAGTACCTAGATTAAAACCTGCACTCAGAACTATGCAATTAATGGGTAGCATGAGAAGGTTTCAGGACAACTTCTTTAAAAATGGAGCAGTTCCAGGACTAGTTTTAAAGTCACCAAACACTCTTTCAGAGAAAATTAAAGAAAGAATGTTACAGGCTTGGGTTGCAAGATACAATCCTCAGTCAGGTGGTAGAAGACCGCTATTTTTAGATGGCGGATTAACAGTGGAAAACCTAACTGAAGTTAACTTCAAAGATTTAGACTTCCAAGAAGCAATAGCTTCTAACGAAAAAATAATTCTAAAAGCAATAGGAGTTCCACCAATATTAATGGATAGTGGTAATAATGCCAACTTAAGGCCTAACCACCGTCTATATTATTTAGAAACCATACTACCTATTATTAACAAAATAGCGTATGCTTTCGAGAGATATTTCGGTTTCAAACTTGATGAAAATGTATCAGGTATACCTGCTTTACAACCAGAGTTAAGAGACCAAGCAGGCTATTACGCCACACTTGTCAACACAGGTATAATGACACCGAATGAAGCAAGGGAGGCGTTAAGACTTGAGACTATTGAAGGGTTTGATACACCAAGAGTTCCTGCGAATATCGCAGGTTCAGCCACAAACCCAGAAGAAGGTGGCAGGCCGGAAGAAACTCCGCCAAGCGAGGAAGAATAATTATGACAAAAGACAAGATGATAAAGGTTTTATCCGATTTCATGGCCGAAAAAGGCGTTGAAGTAATGGATTTACCTGAATATAAATCTCATGGTAATGATGTACCTGTTAAAGACTATTTGCTTAGAAGAGCATTTGGTTCTTGGAATAGAGTATTATCTGCTATGAAGAAAAGACACCCTGTCCAAGTAGCAGCAGTAGAAAAGGTAGTTGAAAAACCAGCTCCTAAGAAAACTGTTAAGAAGGAGAAAAAGGATGTCAAGTAACAAAATTTATCATTGGACGAGTACTTTTAAATCACTAGGCGAAACCGAAGATGGTGGAATAAACATCAAAGGTTCTGCAAGTACAAATGCACTAGATAGAGCTGGAGATATAATCGAAAGCGAGGCATGGACAAAAGGCGGACTGGAAAACTTCAAAAGTAATCCAATCATTCTTTTTAACCACGACTACAACAAACCTATCGGTAGAGCAACTGGTTTAGAAGTCACAGATAAAGGTTTAGATATCACCGCAAAGATATCAAAAGCCGCAGGTGACATTACTCATTTAGTGAAAGATGGAGTCCTGGGAGCATTTTCAGTCGGATTCAGATGTAAAGATTCTGAATATCTAACTGAGAGTGATGGATTCAAAATTAAAGACGCGGAACTTTTTGAAGTTTCTGTAGTATCAGTACCTTGCAACCAAGGGGCAACCTTTGGACTAAGCAAGTCATTTGATAGTATGGATGAATACAGAAAGTACCAAAAAGAAATATTACAGGCTAACTCAACCGCAGCAGCAGATGCTGTTAAAATTGAGCAGCCAAGCGAGGAGAAATCCTCATCAACGGAGACTGATATGTCAGAAGAGAAAAAATCTCCTGAAACTTCAATCGACTTGGAAGCATTTGCGAAAAAAGTTGCAGAGGATACTGCAGCTAAAATAGCAATGAAACAAGCCGAGCAAAAAGCAGCAGAAGAAAAAGCACTACAAGAGCAGGCTGAAAAGCAAGCTGAAGTAGAGGCTAATGAAAAGGCTGTTCAAGAAGCAAAACAGGACGAGCAAAAAACTATTATCGAAGCTGGCTTAACAGGCGCTGAGAGACTTATGAATGACGTAGAAAAAAGAGTTTCTGAGCAACATGAAGACTTAAAAACAGTTGTGGACGGATTAGAGAAGCAACTAGCTGAGAAATCAGAAGAAATCATGTCAATCAGAGAATCAAAAAGAATTTTCAACGACAGACAAGGTCAAGGCGACTGGAAAAAAGCTTACGAGAATGATATCATTGATGCAAAATTTGCTGGTTTAGCTACTGGTAAAGGATGGAACAGTGATTATGCAAAAGGTGTAATGGAAAAAGTTAACGCACATAGTGGTGTTGGCGTTTCTTCAGCAGACTTTGAGCAAATCGTATCAACACAAATCGAAAGAGATATTCAAAATGAATTAGTCTTAGCACCTCTATTTAGAGAAATCGCTATGACTTCTGCTAACATGATTATCCCAATCCTACCAGATGCTGGTTATGCTGAATTTGCAGCAGGACAAACAGCTAGTGGTTCTTCACCACATGGTAACTTACAGGAAAGAGGAGACGCTTATAACCCTGGTTCAGCAGGTGGCGTAGACATGACTGAAAGAACTCTTTCAACCAAAAAATTAATCTCACAATCTTACTTAGGTAATGAAACTGAAGAAGATGCAATCTTACCGATTCTTCCTTTAATTAGAGAATCAATGGTGAGAGCACACGCTAGAGGCATAGAGAATGCTGTCCTAGCTGGTGACGATGCTGATGGTGCTTATGGTACTTCAGGTGCAGCTTTTGAAGGTCTTTTACACTTAGCAAGAAATGATTCAGACTACACACAATCAGGTACAGCTTTTGCTTCTGATAAAATTGTAGCAACTGACTTACTTGAAATGAGAAAGAATATGGGTAAATATGGTATAAACCCAAGTGAAGTAATATATATTGTTTCACAAAGGTCTTACTATGAATTATTAGAAGATGCAGAATTCCAAGACGCTAACCTAGTTGGCGACATGGCTACTAAGCTAAATGGTGAAATCGGACAGGTTTATGGCTCTAGAGTCTTAATGTGTGACGAGTTCGCTACTCCAGCAGTAGCTAAATTTGGAGCTATCGCAGTTAACCCAAGAAACTATGTAATGCCAAGATTAAGAGGCGTTACTATTGAATCAGACTACGAAGTAGCAAACCAAAGAAGAGTCCTAGTGGCTTCTCAAAGAATAGGTTTTACCGACCTAATCGACGGTGCAACTTCTAAGTGGGGTTGGATGTATAAAGCTGACTAATATTAGCAATAAGGTTTTGGTGGGTTACCTTAAACCCACCACTTTTTAACTATGGCAGATTTAATTACAGTAAATGAATACAAAGACGCAGAAGGTCTAAGAGGCGAGAAAGACGACGACCGTCTTGCAATAATTGTACCTCAAATATCTGATTTAGTTAAAAAATACTGTGGAGTATCATTTCTTGATTACTACAGTGCAAATAAAGTAGAAACTTTTACAGTTGAAGATAACTACACATCAACGATAATAGTCAGCGAGAGTCCGTTAGTATCAATTAATAAAGTGGAAGAAAGAACAAGTTATTCAGATGATTATCAAGAATTACTTACAACTAAATATGAGTATTATATAGATGAAGAAGCTGATGCTATTATAAGAACGAATACAACTGGTAATCCGATAAGTTGGAAGAAAGGTGTAGGTGCTGTCAGAATTACATATAAGGCAGGCTATGCAAGTACTCCTAAAGATTTACAACTAGCTTTGTTTGATTTAGTAAATTACTATATGAAAGACGAGCATAAAGAAAGAAGAACATTGGGCGGAGCAGTCCAACAGAATCAAGGAACAGCTGGAATTAGAAATAGTACTGATTTTCCAGACCATATAAAAAGAGTACTTGATTTATATAAAGTTGTAATTTAATGTCGGCTACATTACGTAAGAAATTACTAAGCCAACTGCAAGCAAAAAATAATCCTAATACTGGAGGATTTTTTGATAATGGAAAAATTTCTATTGAAAAAAGAGTATGGAATAATGTATTTTTTAAATCATTAGCCAGTGCTGCTGCTAAGTCAGGAATGACTATAATAGCAGGACCTAAAAAACCGCAGATGACAAATGCAGATTGGAAAGAAATGCAAGACCATGTTGTAAACTTTGTAAAAACTAAAAAGAATTCTTATATAATTTGGATGTGGAAAAGTACAAAACAAAGCCCAGGTCAGTTAACTTTATTTTATAAAAGAAATAATAAGGCACTAGTTAAAAATAAAGACCCTAACGGTATTTCTGCTTTCATAAGCAACAACAGAGACGTAAATGGTATAGCGCTAAGAATGGTTTCAGATGGTTGTGTTGACTTTTTTAAGAAAAGAAAGTTTAAATCAACAGCAGCTAAAAGTTTAACTCTTTTAACAGCTAAAAAGACTGGAGCAACTGCAAAAGGCCAAATAGAAGAACACGGAGCAAGAGGAGAAGACCAGTTCAGTGATAAATATAGTGAACTAGGCCGAGGAGAGTTCCCCCAAAGACAAAGAGGAAGACAAGCTAGAATTACAAGAGACCTCAAAGGTGGTGGAATGACATCAAGTGGGGCAAGAGGTACTAGAGTAGAGCAAAGGATAGTAAAGAGTCTTGCAGATAATATGCAAGTAGAAGCTAAAAATCCTATCTACTATGGACAATTTTTCAAACTAGCAATGGCAAAGTGGAGAGATATGTTCAATTATGATAGTAGTATCATATATGATGAAAAAACCTCTAAATATTTAAAAAGAACTCTAGTAATGCAAAGTGCAATGGTTCCAAAATCAGACTCTTTTAATCCAGGAGAGTATGATAAAGCCATAACAGCGGACTGGAGATTATTCTTAAAAAACAATACGTATTTTAGGCAAGAAGCTCAAAGACTACTACCTGGAAGTATGAGTGTTAAAGAAATAGATGATTTATTTGCAGACAGTCCAGCATTTAGTAAGAGAGTAGTAGCGGCAGGTAATAAACAAATAGTACAAGGATTATTTACACAAACTACTAATCCTGATATGAGACTAAAAGTAAATAAAGCTTTGCTAAGATTTGGAACTAAAACTGGCTCTTCAAGAACTGCGCAAGCAAAAATGAAAGGCTCAAAAAGCAAAAGTACATCAAGAACTGCTAAAGCACCTGCAGGAGCGGCAGTAGCACTTGGAGCAAGAAAGCTTAAAACAGAACAGAAGGCAGGAAGAAATCCAATGGCACTAAAAGCTTTATTGAACGAAATGTTACCTCAAACAGTAGCTCAAAACATGATATCTCCTGCGTTACAATACAGAACAGGAAGATTTGCAAACTCAGTAAGAGTTGATAACATAACACAAGGGCCTAGAGGTGGGAACACAATGATTGAAGCAAGTTACATGAATAATCCTTATGAAACTTTTGCTCCAGGAGGAAAAATGTACACTTCTCAAAGAGACCCAGAAAAACTAATTAAGAGGTCAATAAGACAAGCAGCCACCAGCTTAGTTGGGGCAAGATTCGGAATAACGATACAATAATGGAAACAACACTAGCAAGGAAACATACCACGCGTCGTAGAGCCATTGTTGAAGCACTTTGTTTAAAGTTAGAAACAATAAACGGTAGCGCTCCTTTTAGAACTTCAGTTGCAGGTGTAGAAAGACGACTTAAGTTTTGGGACGAAGTAAACGAATTTCCAACAATACATGTTGGAGCAGGTACTGAAACACGCGAATATGAAGGAGCGGGTTTTAGATTTAGATTTTTAAGAATAACAGTTCGATGTTATGTTTCAGATGATAGTGATGTTATCGAAGCACTCGAAGAATTGTTAGAAGATGTTGAAACGGTAATAGAGGATAACGACCCACTAACATACTATGATTCAACAGGAACATCTCATAATACAGTGCAAACAACAATTGGTACTGTAGATACAGATGAAGGCGTATTGGAACCTCTAGGTGTAGGAGAAATCACCTTAGAGATTCGATATTAATTAGGAGAAAAGAATGGCATTTTTCTTTAGTAGAGATACCAAAGTATTTATGGAATGGTCAGAAGATAGCACTACAGCAAATACAGCTCTGTATGAGATACCTGTATTAGATGGGTTTTCTTTTAGCCAAGGCACAAATACTTCAGAGGTGACATTAAGCGAAGCAGCAACTTCAGCAGGATACAGTAAGAGAGGCAGAGCAATGTTTACTGACTCTTTCGCGCCTGCAGAATGGAGCTTTAGTACTTATATGAGACCTACAAAGTCAGGTAGTGCAGCAGCTTATGCTAGTGGAGAACACTCCGCAGCAAACGCTCATTTTGCAGTAGAAGGCCCACTATGGGCAGCTTTGAGTGCAAAAGACTATGACAAAGCATGTGGAGGAGACTTTACATCAGGAACAGGTACAGGCGGACTAGCTTTTGATTTTGCAAATTCCAATAACGTACAAGTAGGAACATTTAATATGTTCTTTGTACTAGGAGCTTCAAAAGACACAAGTGGTGGTTACGCAACAGGTACAGAAGGTGTTACTATCTACAAACTAGCAGATTGTTCAGTAGGTTCTGCATCAATTGATTTTGATATAGAAGGTATTGCTCAGATTGCATGGTCTGGAAATGGTAAGTCAATAGAAGAAGTAGCAACATTAGATGTGACTACTGATAATACTGCAGCACCAAAAGGATTAATTGCTGAAGGAGTTGGTACAACAACTAACTTTATCAGAAATAAATTAACAGATTTATCTATAACTTATGATGCTTCAGCATCTACAGGTACACTAGGCACTTTAGGCGCAAGTGACCAAGCTTATAGTATAACATTAACAGGTGGAAATATAACAATCGAGAATAATCTCACATATTTAACACCAGAAACATTAGGTACAGTAAACCTACCGATTGGTCATGTAACTGGAACTAT